GTTGCTTGAGTCTCAGTCGGAATCGAGTCAAGTGCTTCCTTTGCTGTCTTGTATTCCTGTTTCATCTTAATAATATCTTCCTCGACTGCAGGTTTAAGATTCTTTTTTATCTCTTCAAGTACTTTTTTCTTTGACTCTTCAGCTGACACCTCTGCCTCTTCTTCAGACATTCCGCGATATACCTTTTCTGCTTTTGCATTATCAATCATTGTTAAGTATTTACCAAGATTCTCGTCCCTTTTGATCAGGTTTTCAATCACGCTATCTGCGTCTAATCCAGGAATATCTGTTCCTAGTGATCCTAATTTAGTTACTGCTTTTGCTTGATCTTCTAGTGCCATCTTTATTTAGTTTTTGTGGTTCCGCTTATTACTCCACTGTCTGGAAGTATCGGAGTTAGCGGTGGAGTGCCAGATGATGGGTGTACATGAGTATTAAACATGTTAAGAAAAGTCTCCCCCTTTAATAGATATTCTGATATGCTTGGAATGTCTGGTGACCCTAATTCGATATTAGGTGAATCAACTACCACCTTATTATCAGTCTTGATTGTTATTAGGTTATCCGGTGCTAAGTTAATACTTGCGCCCTTTACTGAGATAGTTAGCCCTTTGCCTACGGTAAACCACAGCTTTAACTCCTGGTCTCCATCGAATAGAATGATATGGCTTCCATCATACTCAGTATTCAACTCATCCTTGATATCTTGTGCTAATTCGTGGATTGCAAAATATTCTGGTGAGTATGGATTACCATTGTCAAATCTAACGGCAACAATACTTCCTACTTTAGGTATAGAGATTGAACCGGCCTTGCCTCCTTGTCCAAAGAACAGACTCTTGTTTTTAGGATATGCCCATGGTATATCCTCAGCGGGCAGATCGTCATGGATGCTATATACTCTAACCCTGGCTCGACCTTCCTTTCTAGGGTCGTCTATGAGCTCGACAACTCCTAAGAATTGCTTATCCAATAGGTCGTTTATGTCCCTGTTTGATATGTCGTGATTACGGTCTAACATCATATAGTATTATATTAGTAGATTCTGCCCAGGTTTCGGTCACCATCATTATTTGGAAACTTATCTGGGTAAATTGAGTTATTTAATAATGCTTGAGCCCTGCTCGCGATTGAACTGTCGTTTCTTGGAAAATTGCCGCTGATTGTCTTTCCTTCGCCGTCAGTAAATGGATTGTTACCAGCATATAGATCCCCAATGCTCCTAATTCCGGATGAGTTAAATGCAGCACGAAGCGCGGGATTCACAAGTCCTCCAATCGTTTGAAGTCGGTCTTGAGAATACTGTCTTGCATTATCCACGAATCCTCCAACAAAAGGCAAATCAGATGCTCCTTCTATTCTAGTCTGAAGATTAGCTGCCGTGTTTCGAGCGTTCCATGGATTACGAATTGAACTAGTCGCTGGATCTTCAGTTATTTTAGTAGAGTCATTATACTCACTCTCCTCCTCAAAATAACCGACATTGATCTTGAAGCTATTTGCGGTAGGTTTAGCAGTCGTCTCCATCGAAACATCAAGCTTTTGACCTCCTGGAAAGCTGCCTGAAAAGTCAAACTCGCACTGCCTACACTTAAACTTTACGAAACCAAACTGCTTTAACGGGCTGCTCTGGTCCAGCTCACGATTGCCTAATAGTGAACTAGCAGCAGAACCAGCATTAGTCAAGAATCGATTTATTCCGCTTGTGTCTATGCCTATTGCACTGGCAACATTACTAAATTGTCCTGCTGGATTATACCTAATATTTCTGGCCTCTGCTATATACACGTCCATGCAGAACCATCTCAAGTTGTCTGGTACTAGCTCTCTCATGTATACAGTATCGTATATTGATGATCTATATAGATTTGCTAATTGTGTTATTCTTAAGTCAATCGCTTCCATCGTATCAATAGTAATAGTTGCCGATTTGCTCTTACGTGCATCGCTCATGTTAGTCGCTACCTCCCACATCTTGTCCAGGCCTGAGATTGACTGAAAATACCATGGCGCATTAAAGGTCAGGTACTCAAGTATAGACTTGAATTTTGCGATTCGTTCCTCTCGGTCCTTATAACCGATCGAACCTAAATATGTTTGGGCACTATTATAATTTTCTTCTGATCCCTTTTCAAAGAGCGGGCTTTTCCATAATGGGTCAATCGTCGTGTTTGTTCCAGTTATACCATCTTCAGGGATGCTCTCAAACTTAAAATCTATTGCAAAGGTCAAGTAGGTCGGCTGATCATATGGGTCTAAAAATAGACCTTTTCTAAAGTTATCAACTTTATTTCGTACTCCATAGAAATTATGCATTTGCGGTAAAGATTATTTTATTAGGCACCCATTCTCTTCTAGCTAGAATAAGTTCAGTATAGAATATGTGAGGATCAGTCGGATCAAATGTGTACTTTGCCTCTTTTACATAGTACCAGCCAGTAAGTTCAGAATCGAGTGTTTCTCCCTCAAATGTATTACTTGATAGGTCGATCGGCGTATCTCCATTTGGATCGCTCTCTTTACGAATCTTTTCTCCAAGCGAAAGAGTCATTAGGACAGGTATAACCATTCCTCGTATCACCTGAAAGTTTACTCCCTTAAGTAAGACTCTAAGTTTTATCTTTTCTAGTTCCTTTAAGTTGTGTGAGTTAAACACCCGAGCTGCATTCCAGTGTTCGTGAGTGTTGCCGTAATTAATATTCATCCATTTTTTATTACCGATCTCATCCATTCCCTCATCGTCTGGAATCAACATAGTTGATTCGGGTAGGTCTGGTGCATTATTTGGCGCAACAAAGAACTGTTTAAACTTATTTGGCTGTCCATTGTCATCCGTTTCAACTGGCTCAAAATGATCGTAATAATAAATCTTTTTCTTATATCCGTCCTGTTTAAGTACTGCACCTTGATCAGATATTAAGTTAGCTTCATATATGTAATTGGGTTTATTAATGTTTTTTCTTAGATTAGTCAAAAAATTAACCACTACCTCTTCTGCAAATGCTGCATTTGCTGGATCGTTTTTTTGAGTTTGGGTTACGCCTAACGAAAGTGGATTAGAATTACTTGAAAAAGTGTCATCTACCTCGTTTTTTATCAATTGTTCATTTACGTTAATTAAGTTAAAGATCAGTTCCTTGCTGATAAACCCTGTAAAAAATGACTCATCGTCCTGATACACATAGTTAGTTATTTCTCTTAGGAAGTTTAGTGGACTTGTATTATAATTTATCCAGGTCATAGAGTCAGCTGGCGTGAATTCGTTTTGGGCGTAACCCAGTCCTAATTCAGAACATATCGCTTTTATTGCATCTACTGATGTTATATTAGGATAGCTTTTGGAGACATTATTGTAGAGTCGAGGCACAAACAACTCAGCCCTAATCATGTAAATTGTTCCCTGACTAATATTAATACCTGTTCCTCTGTTAGTAATAGGAATAGATTTTACTTTAGTGATTAAGTAGTCCGATTTTACTGGTTTAAGCTTGTCATTTCCACTGTTTATAAATACACTCACCATCAAATTTCTTTTTGGAAAATAATTACCTGAAAATTCTCCAGAAGGGTCCGTAAATGTTAGATCAAGCTTTGGAATAAAGCTAGACTCGTCGATAGTTAAATACTCAATATCAGTGATTACCTGTCCAGCCAACTTAACAAACGGTTTAATCGAACCTGCGAGCTGACTAAAGTCTGCTCTGCCCTTGTTTTTTCTAGTGATCGACCCAGTTGTACTCTCAGCAGAATTGTCAAAATCGTCAAGTGTTATTAGTTTAATTGACGGCTGAATATGAGTCTTTATGACTTGATTAAATCCCATCTTTAAAAATTATTCCCGTTTTTTAACTGATCCTGTATCCTACTTCTAGCCGCTGCTTGATTAGTATTTGTTGCACTGGTCTGCGTCATGTCTCCTCCTAAGATTACTCTTCCTTCTACGACCTTAACGTTTTTTACACCACTCAGGTTAACATTAGGCGGTACTACTTCGGGCACCTTGCTCCTAATTGACTGTAATCTTTGTTGGTCTTTTGCAGTCTTGGGTCTAATCACCGCATCTTCGTTCTTTTTAGTAGGCTCAGTCCCCTTTTCTAAAATACTCTTTGGAGGGACTATCAGTTTTGAGATCTCACTGATTCCTGGAACAAGTATTATTTCACCTTGTTCAATCGAAAACGGATTAGATATTCCATTAAATTTAAGTAACGCTTCCCAATATTCCTGTGATCCAAGAACACGATCAGACACTAGGTCAGGTCGCATGTTTTCAAATTCTGAAATTACGACTGGTCCAGCTGGACCAGTTGCCTCTCCAAAACTAAATGTAGAGCTTGTCAAGTCTATTACTGACTCTCCAAATGCATTTGTAAAAAACTTTTTTACTCT